CGCCTCCTAAGCGTGGGGTCGGAGGTTCAAATCCTCTCTGGGACGCCAGAAAGCACCGCTGCAAGCCTTTTTTCGGGGTTTGCAGCGTTTTTTTGTTCCTCCTTCTCCCGGTAATTTCACTTCCGTTACCGGGAGATTTTTATACGCCGCATGATGTATATTTGCTAATTGGACTCGAACGCTTTTCAGAAATTTGCTAAGAAAATTCTGCGTTTTGCTAATTCGATTTTTCGGATCACTTTGCCGGGGCTTGCGCCGCTATCAGGGCTGCGAGCGCACTTGCCAGCTCCGGCGACTTCTGAAGCTGCTCCACAAGGCTTTCAAGGTCCAGGGTCGCAGGCTCCGATTTTGCCGGTTCTTCCGGCGGACGGACATTGCGGAGATCAGGCTTGGCATAGAAGGCTGTCTCGAATTTCTGAGCATTGACCTTTCTATCCTCGTCCAGAATGTGCGCATAGATACTGGTTACCGTCTTTAATTTCAAAGTACATTGCATCGGTATATACGCTATACACAATGCTGTTGTCCTGTTTGATAATGTACTTTACACCCATCTTGCGTTTGTTGCCAAGACCATTGTGATAGACCACAAAAGAATAGCGAGGGTCGAGAGTATAAATCTCGAAAGGAGCTTCGTCAACATCATCGTCAACGGCATCCGGGAGTACCATACGGAAAGAAGTACCGCAAATGGTAAACCAATCGGCAAGCTCTTTGTCCTTCGCCGCCTTATCCTCGGCGAACACAAACTCGTTGAGCTGATTGATAGCTTCGGAATGCTCATCGCTTCCACCACGGCAAACATACTGAATCGGCTCACCCATGAGATAGCCGACCTTGAAAGACACAATTTCATTTGCCCGGTTTTCAACCAGCTTATTGTTGATTTCCGGGCGAATATCTTTTACTCTTTCGAGAATGGGCTGTTTTCCCTTGTAATAGTCGTAAAGGTACTGAATGTCATTCTTGTTGACATCGTGAGTTTCGAGAGCTTTATTCAGAACTTCCACGACATTATTTCTGTCGATAACATCCACATCAGTATAGATGACAGTCCTGCCTGTCAATGTACGAGTCATAGCCACTCAGCCCACCTCCTTCAAGTACCTATTCTTATACACATACCATTATAGCATATCTTCAATGCTTTGTCAAGTAGTTTTGTGTAAATAAACCATTGGAGAGCGAGAAAATCAAAAAGTCCTTCGGAAAACCTCACAACGCCCCATCGGATTTCGCACCATGCTCACAGCCATTGTCAGACTATCGGGCGCATCATCGTTTTTGTTCTTACCGAGCATTTTGTAGGAAAACACATTCTGCATGAAGAGGGAGTAGGCTTTATCCCGCTTTCCCGGCTCTCTGAAAATCATCATCTCTCGAATATCCGGGGCTTTATCGAAAATGCGCTGATACTTTGCTTTATCGGTAGGAGCGGCTTTCGTTGTGATGTTCAGACGGTAACCCTGTTTCTTCAATTCTTCCTCAATCCCTTCCTTGTACGACTCGGTGGACTTATTTGCTTCAACCTGCATCGCCTGAACATTGTGTTCCATGACCGCCTTGACGAGCAGCGGTTGAGTAACCTTCTTGTCCCGGTTATCGTACACCACATCGTGAACATAGATGTCCTCCCCATACTGATAGCAGACCGGGGATGCAACAAAGTCACCGCCGCCGAACGCCGGGTCTACCGCCATAAAAATACGGTCAGGCTCAACATCGGTCGGGAGTTCGCCATTGTAATAGCGGAAGTCATCCGGGGTGAACAAAGCACCATCTCTTTCAATCGGCTCGCCCATATACTGAGCCGCCCAAGAAGCCATGTCGTTGTTGCGCTCAAACGAAGCTCGCCGCTGCTGATAGTACTCAGTACTGAAACCCACGCCGTAGTCGTAATTGAATTGGCTCTCATCGTTCTCATCAAGTGCCGACAGATTGATGACCGCAAAACGGCGAGTCTTGAATCGCTCATCGTTTTGCAAAAGCTCCATGCGAAGCCCAGCCGGGTCAATCATAGACCACCGAGTACCGCACCAAAGAATTTTTGCTTTTTCCTTCGCACGAGGAAGCAGGTTGTTATCAACTTTGCTCCACGCAGACATCAAGCGGTCTTTATTCATAGCTTCCTCAATACCGCCGATAAGGTCATCGGAGATTTCAACACCGTTGCAGTCACACGCACCGTTCAGAGTACCATAGAGGGAACGGCAGGTCAGTGAGGGATAACGCTTTTTGCGGTCGATATTCAGGGTCTCATCGGCAGAGTTGGTCTGTACCACCTTCGCAGAAGGAAATACATCCTTCCACAGATAAGTCACGGGGTCTTGAATTGTTTCCAACACGCCGTTGTAGAACGCTTTGGTGATGGTATCGGAATATGCGGAATAGAGGTTGGATGACTCGCTGTTGCGCCCGATGAGCCAAGTGACAAAGAACATCAGAATGGTGGTCTTACCGACACGAGGGGGCATGGAGATGAACAGTTCATCGAGTTCATCATCTACGAGCTTTTGCAGATTATCCACAACCTGTTTCAGAATACGGCGGCGTGGCTGATAGAAACGCTCCTCCGGCTTTCGGTTAATTTCGATGTAGAGAAGATAGCTGTCGAACTTGTACGGTGCATCGAATAGCAAACTGCGCCGATACAGGTCAAACAGTTTTGCATACGCCGAGGTTTTCATTCCTCGGCTGATATACGACCGCAACTCAGAGTTGGTTTCGTGCGCCAATTTGAAGTCGGACTCCTCGATGCTGCGGCAAAGCGAGAACACATCCTCGTATGCTCGATAGTCAGAGGGGTCTTTTTGTATTTCAAAAAATATTTTGGATATGAGTTTTTCGTTATCCATTTTCATTACCTCCCAAAAGAAAAGGACTACCCGAAGGTAGTCCCTGTTGACTGTTACTCATCGCCCTGTTGCGAGAGCCTTAATCCCATAAATAACCTGCAACCCACTCGAAACGGTTGCGCCATGAATCATTTTCCTTTTTCTCTTTCTTTGGTTTAGGAAGTTTTCCTCCACATAAAGCGTATATACCGTAGAACGGCAAGAGAATAAGAGCAATGACGAACGCAAAGGTATAAATAAAGACATACCCGATTATCTTGAAAAACATCTTAAACGCCCGTATCATCGTTTAGCCCTCCTTTTTGAGAATCGGCTCATGGACACCCCTGACCCAATTCATATCCTTGCCGTACTTATACATTCCCTCGTAGAAGGGGCGGTTATCCCGGATGCTTCTCACATTTGACTCACGAAAAGGAGTGCCTTTGCGAGTGGTATAACCTGCGGCAGTCAGACCATCAGCGATGTCCCAAAGGGTACGACCTGCATCCAATCCTTCAAAGACCGCCTTGACGATAGGCACTTCATCCTCATTGATGACAAGCTGACTATTTTCCACCTTGTACCCATAAGGACTACCGCCGCTATAACCCCCGGCTTTCGCCTTGATTCTACGACCGCTGCTTGTTCTCATCGCAATGTTGCGCCGTTCCTGCTCTGCTACGAAAAGCATGATGGAACGATAGATACCGCTCAGTCCGTTGTCATCATCAAACTGTTCGCAGACACTCAGGAGCTTGATGTTCTTCTTTTCGAGGGTGTAGAGGTAGTAGAAGTAGAGCTTGATGTCTCTCGCCATACGGTCGGACTTTGCAACGATGACCGCTTCATAGGGAGGATTGGTTACATCAGTTCCATAGAGAATCTTGTCAAGCTCAGGACGATTGTCTTTGACACCGCTCACAGCCTTGTCGATAAACCATTCCACGATATTGTACCCATTATCGTTGGCGTAGAGGAGAATGGATTGTTTTTGAGAGTCAATGCCGAACTTATCGTCTCCGACCTGTCCTTCGGTGCTGACTCGAATATATCCAACTGCATTTTTGAAGTTCATGGTATCTTCCTCCTGTTCGCATTTATTATATCACAAGTTTATGCGAATGTCAATAGGTTTTTGCGAATTGCCTTTTTATTTTTTGCGAGTGGTTACGACCCTCACCCGCCCCGAAAGCCCCGCCCGGCTTCCCCCTCCGGGGGTATGCCGCCCCGGAACGCCGGAGCAATAACCCGCGCCGAGCCGGACAGCGGGAAAAATGCAGTTTGAAACGCCGAACGGCTGACAATCGCAGAAAATCTTGAAAAACTTTCGCAGAAACTCTTGACAAGTAAATGCGAATGTGCTATAATGATACCGTAAACAAAAGAGAGCGCACCCGGAAGCCCTGAGAAAGCAACACCGGGAACGCTCACACAAACCAACCCACGCCGGGCGGCTGCTCCTCCATTATAGCACAAACCCGGCACAATTACAAGGAGGAAACACCATGAAAAAAACAATGTTAACTTGCGACACCCTCGACCGCTTTGAGAAGTTCATCAACCCCGAAACACTGACCGCCGAACAGGTGCAAGAGGTCGAACACCTCGCATATTGCGCCAACATGGGCGCAGAGAGCAAGGAAAGCGCATGGGCTCGCTTTTGCGAACTTGTCAAGCACTTCTTAAACCTCGACATCATCGACACCGAGAAGCACCCGAACATTAGAAAGGCAATAGCAGACCACGAAGCCGAAACCCTCGACAAGTTCAACCAAGAGATTGAAACCAAGACCGCCGCCGACATCCTCGCAAGTTGGTATTTGAAGCAGTACACCACCCCGAAAACCTTTGAAGCCATCAAGAACACCGCACCCGAAGAGAAACCCGCCGCCGACATCCTCGCCAAGATGAAAGCGAAGAAAGCAAGAGAGGAAGCCAAGAACACGGCGAAACGCCTTGAAGCTCTCGCCCTCGCTGAGTCTTGCAAGCTGCCCGAATCGGTCAATATTTCGGTTGAGTTCACCCGCTCCCGCACATGGGGAAGCATTCCGCACGCCACCATCACGGCAGAGCAGCGGCGCACCTTCGGAACGGCGAGCGGCTACGGCTATGATAAGGAATCGGCGGCGATTGCTTCCGCTATGAATCAAAATCCCGAAGTTATGCGGATTCTGTACGACCACGCCGAAAGCGGCGAGGGTTTCCCGTATTCCGTCCATACTTTCGCCGGGCTGCCGTCCTTTGATGGTGGTTGCGGGGTCTCCTGCTTCCGCTCCGTGTTCGAGGCTTGCGGCTATAAGTGGCAGCAGGTCGGCAACGGTAAGACCTTCAACGCCTACGCAATCACCCGCAAATAAGAACGAAAGACACCGAGCCGGGGCAATTCGTCCCGGCTCACTTCGTAGGAGGTGAAACAATGCCGAAAGAATGGAAAACGCCCGGAGGAACGGCGGCGGCGGTCTGTCTCGATATGCTCGAACAGTCGCATTTACTCATTGCAGGAAGTACGGGAAGCGGCAAAAGCGTACTTTTGAACACGGTCATTTATACCGCACTTTATAAAGCTCCGCACCGTTGCCGCTTCATCATGATAGACCCGAAACGGGTTGAACTCATCGACTATAAGGAACTACCGCACACGCTCATATATGCGAGTGAGCCGCCCGACATTGCCGCCGCTTTGGTGTACGCTGTCGAGGTTATGGAAAAGCGATACAAGCGAATGCAAGCCGCCCGACAGAAGAAAAGCACCGAGCCGGACATATTTGTTATTGTGGACGAGTTCGCCGACCTCATGACCACGCAGAAGCGGGAAACCATGCCGCAAATAATACGCCTTGCACAACTCGGAAGAGCCGCAAACCTGCATTTGATTCTTGCAACCCAACGACCGACACGGGACATTATCAACGGTCAAATCAAAGTCAATCTTGATTCACGGGTTGCGCTACGGTGTCCAACCGCTCAGGACTCCCGAAACATCATCAACACCAAAGGAGCGGAAACCCTGCCCCGCTACGGTTTCGGGTACTACCTCACGCCGAAAGGCTGCGAGCTTATCAAAATACCCATGACACCGCCCGAAGCCATAGCCGAGCGGGTGCAATGGTGGGAAGCTCAGAAGCCGCACAAATCCATATTTGACCGCATAGCCGCCCGGAGATAATGCCGGGCGGCTTTCCTTATGCCCTCACAGAAGCCCACAGAAACGCCCACAGAGCCACGCAAGGCGGCGGGGATATAGAGATACCACCCGAAGCACAAACACCCCACAGAGAGCCACAGAGGGCGCACAGACCCACGCCCGAAAAACGACCGAGAGACCCACCCGGAGCAGCACCGCCGCCCGAATGGGTCTCTTTTCGTTCACTTTTCGTTTTGTTTCGGTGGGAGTTAGCCGAGACAAACTTTGCTGAGTTGATTTTCGACCTTCTGAAAAGTCCTTTCTGCGAGTTTTCCGAAAATGAAAAAGTTATTTTTCTCAGCCGTTTTCTTCGCCGTCATCAGGTGGAAGTTCATCAACCACCACGGAATCAAGATAACGCTGTCGCACTTCTTCCGGGTCTCTTGCTTCACCGAGCGGATTATTCGGTGTAACAATAATGTCCTGCTTGTCGGCATATCCAAAGTGATTCTTTCCGAGAAAGATTCCAACGACCGGGTTAATCTTGCCATCGACCATCCAATCTTCCCACATTTCTTCGAGAATTGCCCTCGCTTTTTTTACAATGGGGCGGTGGGTGCTTTCTCTATACTCACCAACCTGCCAAGTATAGAATGTCTTTCTGTCAATACCGAGTGCATTACACATCCCGGAAACAGTCGGCTTGATGTCATCTTCCACGCAGTGATTGAAATACCAAATGATACGCTCTTCGACCTGTTTCTCATCAGATATATCAATCTCAGGCAAGTCCCAACTTGCAAGAGCGTGTCGCAAATATCGACCCCTATCCCCCGGTAAAAGATTTTCGTTTCCGTTCCAAGAAAGGTCTTTCCTTTCATTGCCGCCTGAGTCTTTCGGTCTCCCTCTTTTTGCTACTTGCTGACCGATGTCGGTCAATTCTTTGTCTTTCATCTCGTATGCTCCTTTCTGCCTGTCGGGTAGAG